TATTCTCCACAGTCAGAAGCACGACTACGGAAAATCTATTGCTGGTCCATCGTCCACATGTGGACTTTGGATTTCACCTTTACGCTATATTACGTTTTCATGAAAACGTCGATACCGTATCGGTGTCAGCCGATGTGTTCAGTTCGTCGAAGACCTCCAAGCGTTCCAGGCTTGCCTGGACATCCTTGGGACCTTCGTTCGTAGACACGTCGTCTATTTGTTCTTGGATCGGTAACATTACGCGCCGCTGGCTGCGTCGTGAACCGACCGAAGAGAAATAGGAACGTGGAATACTCAGCGCCGGACTTACAAGTCTGGTGTTGAAGATATCCTCGAGAACTTTTCTCTTAATGAACTTTTCATTCTTAGGCATACGGTTGTGCGGGTGCTCCTCCCAGAGGGGCATTCCGTGCTTCATCGAAGCCTTTAGTTCGTATTCATGAGGGATCAATCCATGCTCATTGAGCATGTTTATGTCACGATTGAGTCGGGCCAGAATCTGGCGCCCTCTCGATTTCGTTTTGACGATCTTCTCCTCGGTATTGCCGGTTGCATAGGCAATATACGCATTTTCTTTCTGTCCGACAAGCGTGACAGGCCGTGTTACATCTATGTAATCGGCGTAAATGCGCCTCTGAATATGTCCACCACCCACTGATGTTGTGGATCCTTCAGAGCGAGCTTCCTCTTCTAATTCAGACTTGATTTCTTTTCGAGTCTTTATTATATCATCCAAATCTGCTTGCAGGTATCGTGATATTTCGGGGACTTGATAGGATAAGCCTCTTTCCCAATGGGAAACGCTCTTGGCACCTCTGTCGAGGCGCAATCCTTCAGACTCCTTATACTCGATTGCCCGCATAGCCTGGGTGATGTCTTCGTGATCATATATGTTCTCGTAGACCATCGGTATGCCCAGGCCACCAAATGCGGATGGTAAGTACGTAAGTTTGTTTTGGAATACCTTAAGTTCGAACCACGACGGCATCAAGAGCCGCAGTGCGATGGGCACTAGGTATCCATACTTGTCTATACGATTTATGTACCGTAGGATAGACGGCTTATCTTGTGCTCTTGCGCTCACCAGCTGATCGCAGAGTCGCTCGCGTCTTTCCTGCATCATGTGCCAACCTTCCGAAACAGCTCTTCCTTTCCCGACGAGGGGGTCAGGGGCTTCGAAGCCTTCCTTACCTCCCATCTTCTGGAATTGTGAAAGCAGTCTCAGTCGGGGCGTATCAATGTGGATAGATCCACTTGATGCGCCACCCCTACCCGACTCACGGATGGGGTTTACGGACGGATGTAAACCAGATTCCTGGCAGTAACTTACTACCCGGTCTGATATGCGGTATTTATCCCATGATATTTCAAAACCCATGGATTCCATGAAGTTCGGGATACGTTCCAGATCTTCTTTGGTACCCACTCCAAGATGGTCATCACCTGCACAGGCATAAGCCTTTACAGTGCTGTGGCTTTCGCTCGAGAACTCGGGCGGCCGCTTCCGCAGATTCTTATCAAGAATCGTGTTGTATCCAAGCTTGGTGGCTTTCCATGCTCCGTATGAAGAAGCTGTGAGAACTATCTTACATAGTGGTTCTCCCATTAGCACTCCTCTCATTGAGAGGAAGGTCACTACCTTTGAGCGCCCGTCCTTGACGACGTCAAATTGTATACCAGCTTTTGTTAGCTCGTGTTGGAGTATTTTATACTCCCGACCTTTCACACGGATTTTAATATTCCTTGGACTGCAGAGAAGACTCGCTGCCTCAATGAGATAGCGATGTTCTCCTCCGGTAAGGATATTGTCCTCTTGGCATTGATCAATGATCCCCTTTAGCAGCGCAAACGACACGTCGTGTTCCGCCCTATCGGTTGCCGAGGTCATGTCCGAAGTGGATATGTACTCTTCTTCCTTATAAGCACCCTTCTCAAGGTTGTCTTGGAAGGCTTTTGAGAACCTCCACAGTCCCGCTGTATCTTTAAGTCCGACATTGCATGCAGGTATTAACGCCATAAGCGCTGTTAATCTGTGCGCCGCCGGTGAGAGGAAGGTATTTAACCAACCCTCTCCTGACGTGACGGGCCTGATCTTAAGACCAGGTTCGGAAATTATCGAGACTTTCCCTGTGGGGTAGGTCGTGGGATCTTCCCATTTGAACCTACTCTTCCAGCTGTCATGGCAGGTCTTTGACCACATGAACAGAAGTCTTCCGAGGCGGGCATCTATGCCCTTAGCAAACCCAACTTCTCCGTCTAGATACGGAGGAAGGATACACTCTGTGTATCTGCCTTCTAAAGGCTCGTCGGTATATGCTACCTCCCAGACTTGGTAATCTTTGTACTCATATGTACAAACGATGTTGCCCAATGGGTCGATAAGATCGCCCCGTTCGTTCATCGTTATGCCTTCTATC